TCATTCTCTTTATCCAAAGGGAAAGCCCTAGAACGGAAAGGGAAAGGTCATGACCAACCGCGAATTGAAACGATCGTCTCGGATGCGGCCGGCTCGTATGGGCCAAACGTTGCAGAGTGGGCTCGGAGGATTCTCGGTGTGGAGCTCATGCCCTGGCAGCGCCACGTTCTCGATGGTCAGCTCAGCGTTGACGCAGACGGTCGATGGTGCAACCCTCTCTCACTTGTCAGCGTTGCGCGACAGAACGGTAAAACCGTTGCGCTTAAAGCGCTGCTCGGATGGTGGCTGACGGAATACAGCCTGGAGGCTGGGCCGCAAACGATTCTTTCGACTGCGCACCGGCTTGATCTGGCGACTGCGCTGTTTCAGGATTTGGCGCCGACACTTGAAGCGAAATTTGATGTCAAAGCGACGTGGGCTTACGGCCGTAACAGCATCAAGATTGGTGACAGCACTTGGCACGTGAAAGCGGCCAGGCCATCAAGCGGTCACGGTATGTCTGTTGACCTGATCATTGCCGACGAAGTGTTTGGCATCGATTCAGAGACTCTTGACATTGGTTTGCTGCCGACGCAACGTGCTCGGCCTAATCCGTTGTGTTCGATGTGGTCTACGGCCGGTACGGAGGACAGCATTGCGATGATGCGTTGGCGTGAGCAAGGCATTCGCGCCATTGATGAGAGGAAATCGAGTGGGATTTATCTCGCGGAGTATTCGCCTCCACCTGACGCTGACCCGATGAGCCCAGGCGCGTGGGAGTATTCCAACCCGGCGCTCGGCCACACGCTTGACATTCGCACCATCGAGCAGGAAGCCAAGTCACCAAACCGTGCAGGCTTTCTCCGATCTAGCGTAAACCTATGGGTACAGTCAGAGCTCTCGTGGCTTTCGCCAGGCAAGTGGGAAGGATGCGCTACCAAGCTGCCTCCGCTGCCTGGTGGCGTGCTCGCAGTCGAGGTAGCAGTCGACGATGGCCGGTACGTGGCGGTACGTTGCAACGGCAACAGTGCTGGGATGCTGACTGCGACTGTCGCATTCATGTGCGAAACCGTGACGCAGGTTTGGGATAACATCCGTCAACAGATTGCGTCGAATCCTGGGCTGACTGTTGCCATCACTCCGACGCTTGATACCAATTGCCCTACTGATCTCCAGCGTCGCCGCGTGCTGGTTGGCTACCAAGAGATTTGCCGCCACACGTCAATGGTTCGCTCGCTAATCAATGAAGGCCGCGTTGCGCACACTGGCGAAACGATGCTGGCTGAGCACGTCGGCCGCGCTGTGGCTGTCAAGACGCCTGGCGCCATTGCGTTGAGCTCGACCAAGTCATCTGGCCCTATCGAGTTAGCTCGGTGCCTGGTGTGGGCTGTCGGTATGTGTGGCAAGCCGCGACCGATGGTGAACCGACCTGTGATTGCATCGAGCGCCTAGACTGACTGCACGATGGCTATCTTTTCGCTGAAGCGCACAGAATCAATCGACACCCGGGCACGAATAGGCGCTGCAGGCGCAGCTGGTGATCCGTATGTCGGCAACTTCATGACCTACACGGTCGACTTCACGCGCGCCCAGGCAATCCAAATACCTACCATCAGCCGTTCACGCGACCTGATTTGCGGCCTTATCGGCTGCCTTCCGATTCACCAATACGCAAAACAATGGATGGATGACGAGTACGAGGACATTGAACTGCCAGACGACACGTGGTTTCACCAGCCTGATCCCAATGTGACGCGCAACTTCATCCTCAGCTGGACTGCCGATGACCTGTTTTTCTACGGCCGCGCTTTCTGGATCGTGACCAGCCGTTTCGGCAACGGATTCCCAGCGACGTTCACGTGGATACCGGCCAGCAACGTGCAGACGCGCGATCAGGCAGGCCCAATCTGGTTTGGCCCATCAAAAGAGGTCTATTTCAACGGCACGCAGCTGAACCCCAATGACGTAATCCAATTCCTGTCACCAATCCAGGGCGTGTTGTCAATGGGCGCTAGGGCGATTCGCACCAACATCAATCTTGATACCAGCGCTGAGCGTTTCGCGCGCAACCAAACGCCAGCCGGTGTGCTGAAGCAAACCGAGGGCGAGCCGTTGAGCGCCGAGGAATTGAGCGAGCTCGCAGCCGGCTTCGCGGCAGCGCGCAACAACAACGCCATCGCAGCTCTTAACCAGTACGTCGACTGGAAAGAGTCGTACATGGATCCGAGCAAGCTCCAGTTGACCGAAGCACGCACCTACCAGGCGCTTGAAATGGCGCGTATCGCCAACATTCCGCCATACCTAGTCGGCGCACCAAGCGGATCAGGCATGACGTACCAAAACGCGCTTCAGGCACGCCAAGACCTTTACCTTTTCGGCGCAAAGCCGTTTATTGATTGCATCGAGTCAACGCTGTCAATGAATAATGTGACACCACGCGGCCGATACATTTACTTAGACATTGATTACTACTTGGAGGAAGCAAACAATGTGCCGGAGTCGGAAAACGCTGCACCGACTCCGGCGCAACCCACGCCAGAAAAAGAAATCGAGGACTAAATGCTCAAGCTCACTGCTTCCGATACGTTCATCGTTGCTGAGGAAGGCGAATCGCCCAGGACAATCTCGGGCGTCGCAGTGCCCTGGAATACCGAAGCCACCGTTTCGGATGGCACGCGCGTCATGTTTGAGCGCGGCAGCCTGCCGATTAACGGCAAGAAACCCAAGCTGCTGAAGTATCACGACGACACCCAGCCGGTTGGCATCGTTACCAGCCGCCTGGATACCGAAAAAGGGATGCTTTTCACGGCCAAAATCAGCGCCACGTCTGAAGGCAACGACATGATCGAGCTCATCAAGGATGGCGCAGTCGACGCGGTATCGGTAGGAGTCAATCCGACCGATTACAGGTTCAACGATGATGGCGTAATGGTTATTTCGGCTGGCGACTGGGTAGAGTTGTCGCTAGTCACCGCACCAGCATTCCGTGGTGCTACGATTACAGACGAACAGGAGCTCCAACCAATGACCGACAAGATCGAAACCGCCGCAGCAGTCGCAGAAGTTCCTGCCGCTGCACCTGCCGCCCCATTGTGGGCAGCCGCTAAGAAAGAATTCAAGCTGCCATCGGCCGCTGAATACATGAGCAAGGTGCTGCGCGGTGGTGCCGAGGCACAGCAATTCTTTGCCAACATCAAGGCCGCTGCGCCCGATGTCGTCACGACCGACACGCCTGGCATCTTGCCAGAGCCGATTGTTGGCCCGGTGTACAACAACTTCCGTGGCCTTCGCCCGGTTGTCGACGCCATTGGCGTCAAGGCCATGCCTGGTGGCGGCAAAGTGTTCCGTCGTCCTGAAGTCACCACGCACACCACGATTGGTGCCAGCAACGGCGAAAACGCCAACCTTGACTCTGGCACGTTCGTTGTTTCAAACAACAACGTCACCAAAGGCGTGTACGGCGGCTACGTTCGCCTCTCTGAAGAGGACATGGACTGGACTGAGCCAGAAGTGCTTGGCCTGTTGCTTGATGACATGGCGCGCATCTACGCCAACGAAACCGACAACGTGGCAGCCGACAACCTGCTCAGCGGCACGTCGCAAAGCGAACCCATCAGCAACCGCACCGTGCCCGCTGACTGGGTGAGCGCGATTTACAACGCCGCCAGCACAATCCTCAGCAACAGCAACGGCAACCTGCCGACGCACTTGTTCTTGTCGCCCAACAACTGGGCATACCTGGGCAAGCTTGTCGATGATGCAGACCGACCGCTGTTCCCGAACATTGGCCCAATGAACGCCTTTGGCGCAGTGTCGCCAGGCTCGGCAGTGGGCAACGCCTTCGGCCTGAGCGTCGTCGTCGATCGCAACTTCGCTGCCGACACCGCAATCGTCGGCCACCCGGATGGCTTCGAAATCTTCGAACAGCAGAAGGGCGCCATCCAAGTGGAAGCCGCTGACGGTTCGCTGTCGCGCTACATCAAGTTCCGTGGCTACTTTGCCACCTTGATGATTGACGCGACGAAGTTCGTCAAGCTCGTCTGATCCAGCTGATTCCTTCCTCCAGGGAACACTGAACGGTGGCGACGTACACGATCACCCATAAACAGGTGGTCAGTAATGTTGCCATCGTTCAGTTGCTGGAACCCCTCGAATTTGAGGTCGGTCAAAGCATCACCATTGCTGGCGTCAACGCCACATGGAACGGCAGCCACAAAATTCTTGCGCTGCCTGAGTATTACCTCACAGGCGTCACCGACCAGGGCGATTACACCTACGACACGGCGCGCATCATTCCTAATCAGGTGCTGTTTGCGCTCACGACGGATGACGCAGAACGCGCGGCCGCAACCGGCACTGTTACCTACTCGGTTACCTGCACATGGATTGTCCTGGCTGATTTAGAGGATTACCTCGGCTTCACGTTCACGAATCC